TGGTACTGTCAGTGATATATCAGATGCTAATACAAATCTTAACAAAATCATATATTATTCAGAAGCTAATGGTACAGCACCACTTAGAAAAGAAGTACAAGCTGCAGCTAAAATTAAAAGAGCTGCAGTGATACGCTCAACGCAAACTTATACTCCACCTCCATTACCAACAAATAAGACTGATATAGACGAAAACGGTCAACAGAAACGTGCAGTTAATAATGGTAATCAAATTCCACTTGGCGTAGGTGACATGTTCTAATGTATACTCCAAGCTACATAAAACGACAAAATCAGTACACTAAAGGTGGTGAATACATGATAGGAGGTGAAGAATATATAGGCTATTATAATATAACTGTTCGTGGACCTTATACTGGTAGGGTGTATGCTGACAAAGAGCAACCGCTATTTGTTTTAAAGACTGTATTTAACGAACAATCGCAAATATATACAGGGCTTGCAGAAGGGGTTGGTTATACAACTGATTTAGATTTTGACGATCCAACTCCTGCAGTTATAGCTCCTAATAAAGGTGATATTAAACGAGGATTTTTTAATAGGTATTTTATTCAAAAGCGTAATGATAAACGAGCGAGAGTTTACGAGCTTGATAAAGATCAGTATAGCACTGTTTCAGATGGTACTGCTGGTATTAATCCAAGTTTATTTAAGTCAGTTGTATTGAGATGGAAGATAGTGGGACCTGAATTTGATGTAAAGAGTGGTAGTCTTATTATTACACCAGGTGTTAGTAATACTAACGCTAGAACTCTAATAGAAAAGAGTAAAGTAATAAAAGGGTTATACACACTTTTAAAAAATCGATTGACAAAGTTTTCCCCATATGATATTAACAATAGTGATTCAAATACTGACATAGAGTTGTAGATCTGAACTTTTTTTCCTATATTAGATAAAAGAAAGTTCCGATGATAGTAGAATCACGAAGTACAATATTAGATATTTTTGATTTGTCTCAAACTCAAACTGAGATATACGCTATACCTATATTTACAGATTTATACAAACATCCTAATGAAAATACCTTATCGTTACTATATATTGCTTCAAAGGAACGTGATTTTATAATACCTATCAATCACCCAGATTCTGATATCCAATTTACTGTAGATCAAATCGAAGGTATACTAGCTAAATTTTCTTATATTTATGTGAATGATAAAAAAGAGTTTTTACACGCTTTTAAGTGGAGTAAACAACGTTCACGTAAAATTATTGATTTGAATATGGCTGGTTGGTTTGTCTCTAATAAACCTACTGATACTTCCCATATTACAACTCCAGCTCATGACTTTATAGAAAGAAGGTATTCAAGTCTTCCAAGAGTAAACACGGTTATACCTTTATATAAACATCTGGAAAAATGCAGGAGCATTAAGGATATCACGTACAAACAGTATATAACGCAAGATAAGCAACAGGCTAATTCATACACTAGATATAATGAAGATATGCTGTATATATTGTACGGTATAGAGCAAGCTGGTCTATATACTACAAAAGGTATGGAGTATACACAGTATAATCCATATACATCAACTGGTAGACCATCTAATAGATATGGTGGTATAAATTATGCTGCATTAAATAAAGAGGATGGTTCAAGAGATAGATTCGTTAGTCGATTTGATGGTGGTAAAATATTAGAGTTTGATTTTGATGCATATCATATCCGTTTAATGGCTGATGTGGTAGGTTATACATTTCCTGATACTTCTGTTCATGAATATCTTGGTAAACAGTACTTTGGTAAAGACGAACTTACAGAAGAAGAATATCGTGAATCTAAAGCTTTATCTTTCAAAATAATTTATGGTGGTATTCCTAAAGAGATGCGTGAGATAGAGTTTTTTGGTAAAGTACACGAATTTACTCGCGAATTATGGAAACAATTTAAGTCGAAAAAGTTTATAACTACATACTTATTAACAAGAAGGTTACATGCGGACAATTTAACGGAGATGAACGCTCCAAAGCTGTTTAATTATTATCTGCAAGCACTGGAAACGGAAAGCAACGTTTTGATACTAAAAGAGGTATTCAAAGTAATGAGTGGTTATAAATCTAAGTTGGTACTATACACCTACGATTCATTTACATTCGATTTTAACCCTTCTGACGGCGAACAGTTTTTCGTAGACATTAAAAATGCTATGAAATATCCTGTGAAAGGTCAGATAGGAGATACTTACAACACTCTAGAATCTCTAGTGTTTGAACATGCAATCTAATAATTATATTATGGAATACATGCATGAAATTCAATACAAATAAAATACTAGCTGAATGGGCTTATCGTGTAGACGATGGTCAACCTGATGTATCTAATCCAGATCACATCGAGAATCTGCGTGAAATTTTATATCATTTCGGATTACCTCACAAGTTTATTGTGGAGTATGTTCATGGATTAACCGAAAAATCTATAGTAAAAAACAAAAAATCAGGTAATGTTTATGCAGTACAAAACGTAAATCCTAAAACTCAAAAAATTATTAAAAAGAATGCTTCTAAAAAAGATCTTGATAAATTAGATAAGGGTAAAGATACTGAAGATAAATCAACGGATACAGCAACCTCTACAAAGTCGGTAAATAAAAAAAGTGAGATAGCAACTCCTAAAAATATAAAAAAATCTATTAAAGTTAGCAAGGAACTTAGAGAAGATTTAGACTTTATATTAAAACACAAAGATACTACTAGGTTAAAAACAGGAGCTGGTTCAAATTCTATTCCAAGAGAAGATCTAGAACCTCTAAGAATTTTTACTGAAAAACGAAAAGAACAAGACGAGAGAAGGTTAGAAGCGTATGAAAAGGGTGAAGAGTTTAATGAGCCAATCTATGTACATCCTAATGTAACTGTAAGAGAGATAGATGATAAAACGTTAGATGCGGCTATTGATTATCTACAAGAAAATTTATCACATAAAGAGTTTTTTGGCAGTAAAGGTATAATAAGAAAGTTTGCTGAAGGAGGAGCAGTCCCAGCTAGTTTAACTAGAACATTATTAGTAAAACCAGAGCCTGATACAGGTCCTGCCTTCGATAAAAACTCTCCAGGATATAAAAGAGCTAGTGAAATAATTAGATTATATTTGAAAAATGACGGAAAGAGCCCTGTAACAGGTAAACCATTACCGTTAAGTCACATGGAACCAGATCACAGAGTGCCGTTTTCAACAGCTGAAACTGATCTAGTCGAATCAGGGAAATTTAAGGGTCTTACTCAAAAAGCTAAAAAACCAGTACCAGATGGAAACTCTATAGGTGAAATTGTAAGCAAAAAGAAAGGTGACTTAACTGAATATGATAAAAAGGTAATGGCTGAGTTAAAACCATTAATGGAAAAGTACGATAATCCAGCTGATAATATGGATTTAATGGATGGTCGAGTAAATCAATTTAAAGGTGATGCTATAGATAATAAGCTGTTAATGAAGATAAGAAAAAAGTTAGCAGAAAATCCAGAAGAAAAAAAATTACAAGTCGCGTATGATAATGAGAGAACAAAGCTTCTCATCGAACATCATACAGATTCGTTACAACGAGGTGATACATCTGCAATAAGTGAACGGGTAATAATGAATGCTGATGGAGAAGAGAGAGATGCAATTATGAAAGCACATAACTATTGGCATCCAACTAAAGCAGAGTTTAATAAACACATTAACGGTAATCCAAGAGATCCAAACATGAACCCAGATCCAGAATACTATAATAAGTTAAAAGCTTTCTGGGCAAATAAAGGGGTAGAATTACCAGAAAATCCTGATGATATAGATATTGACAAACACCCATTTAATAAAAATATCTTAAGAGCTCCTGTCAAAAGTCAAAGATCCAGAGGAGGGGGAGGTAGACATCTACCAGAGGATAAAGAAATACCTTATATGCTCGAGCATTTTAGAAAAAGTGGGTACGATATTCCAACACTTAAAGAGAATGAAAAGCAAGATGATATAGTTAATGAAGCAAGGCAGTCAGTTTATAGAAAAATTGATACCTATAAAATTGCGTTATTAAAAAAGCAATTAGAAAATCCTAATTTAACTCCTAGGTCAAAAAGTAATAAAGAAAAACAATTAGCTAAACTAGAAAAATTGCAAGGATAATATGAAAACACAATTACTATGCACATTCACAATTAACAAGTCTTTACGACCTACTATAGATCTTATAGTTGATACTTATGACGTATTATTCAACAAGATCTTTGTCTTAAAAAGCGTAGACACTAGCGAATTGATGTGTACGTATAATGTTGATTCATCGAAACCGTTAACTATTCTTGATAACACAATATCACTTCACAGAAAAAAACACACAAACACTTTATATACAATCAATGCATTAAACGAACTTATCAAATCGATAAACAACGGTGTTCTTGATACAAGCTATCAGGTAGACTGGGATAAATATCGTAACTGTTTACTTGCAACCAATGAAGACGGTTTAAGACATATATCTACAGAAGTCAAAGAAATCGTGTATATCAAAGTGAAAAGATCCTAAAATACCCCCCGAAACAGTTGGTAGTCTGCGTTATTTTTCTTATATTTAGTATATAAATAAGAAAGATAAAACTATGAGTGCAAACCTAAAAAAACTACAAGAATTCGTCGATAAGATGAAGTCTACATCTTCTCTACTAGAGAAAAAAACGATTATCGAAACTATAAAAAACGATGATTTTATTACCAAAGCGTTGTATTATACATACAATCAATTCCTAAAATTTAACGTTACTTCTAAAAACTGTATAAAAAATACCGGTTTATTTAAGTATAATACTCACAAAGATATTTTTAGTTTGTTAGACGGTTTAAATAATAGAACATTTACTGGTCATGATGCTATATCACAGGTAAATGGTTTTATAATTGCAAACAAAGAGCATACAGATCTTATATTCTCTATTATCGATAGAAACCTTGAGATAAGAGCTTCTGAATCAGTTATCAATAAAGTTGTACCTGGATTGATCCCAACTTTCGATGTAGCATTAGCTACCAAATATGAACCTAAATTTTGTGACTTTGATAACGAGGAATGGTTAGCATCTAGAAAATTAGATGGTGTTAGATGTATTATCCGAAAAGAGCAAGAATATGTAAATGCCTATTCAAGACAAGGTAATGAGTTCACTACTTTACAAAAAGTTATAGACGAGGTATCCAAGATACCAGGAGACTTTGTTCTAGACGGTGAGATTTGTTTGATGGATAAAGATGGTAACGAACATTTTCAAGGGTTAATGAAACAGATCAAGAGAAAAAACCATACTATCAAGAATCCTAAATATGTTATATTCGATTACTTG